AAATGTCGGGTGTCCTAACACAGGTTGGGGTTACTTTGTAGTATTCTTTATAGCTTTAGTACCACCTATATGGCATTGGTACATGAGAAAAAGACTAGCTGCTTGGGATGAACATTTCGCAACTGATGAGGAAAAAGCAATAGCTTCAAGAATCAATAAGGAAGTTGGTTACGAAGGTACGCCTTTTGCAGGGGATGTCCTACAAGACGCTGGTAATGTAGACTTAGGTCTTCGTGCAGCTAAAAGATAATACTACTTAAATAGTATTCTTTGAAAGGGGTTTAGTAGATGTACTACCCCTTTCTTTTATTATAAATAATAGTATGACAACAGAAACATCACCATTAAATAGACAACCCTCTAAGTTAGACTATTCAAGTCCTACTCAGTTTCGTTTTTTAATTAATCAGTTACCTAAAGTACAATACTTTACTGTGGCTGCTAACATACCAGGTTTATCTTTAAATGAAACTAGTTATGCAACACCACTAAAAGATATACCACTGATTGGTGAAAAAATAACTTATGATGATTTAACTATTACTTTTATTGTTGATGAGAATTTAGAAAATTATATTGAGTTACATAATTGGATTACCTCGTTAGGATTTCCAAAAGATAGAAGTCAGTTTAAATCATTTAGAGAAACTACTGCTAATACAAAAGTAACAACACAAGGAACAAGCTCAGATATAGGTGATGTAAAACCTGCAACAGCTGAAAGGTCTATGTTTAGTGATGCAACACTATCTATATTAACTAATAAAAATAATCCTGTTGTAGAAGTAAGATTTGCAGATTGTTTTCCAACATCTATTTCTAGTTTAGAATATAATCAAAATGTAACAGATGTAGATTATCTTACAGCAGACATAACATTCAAATACAAAATATACGAAATACATTCACTATAAATAATTGAACAACATTATGTAAAGGAGTGACCATGACTTTAGATGAACTAAAAGAACAAGTCGCAAAAGACTTAAAAGTAAATGATGAAAGACTTGACACAGAATCATTAAAGAATCAAGAATTATACACAAAATATCTAGACACTAAATCTAACTTTGAATTACTCATGTATAAAGCAAAGAGTGATTACAAAATACTATACAGACAGAAATGGGAATACTATGGTGGAAAGGCAGACGCAAAGATTTATGAAACAAAACCTTTTGACTTAAAAGTATTAAAATCAGATTTATCTGTTTACATAGAATCAGATGAAGAAATCATAGCAATAGAAAATAAAATAGTATATCTAGAAACTGTAATTAAGTATATAGATGGTGTACTTAAATCTATTGCAAGTAGAGGTTGGGATATCAAAAATGCAATACAATGGAAATCGTTTGAGGCAGGAATGATGTAATGATAGAATTTGATTATGATTTAGATTATAAAAATTTAGATTTCAAACCAAATGATACAAGATATCGTATTGGTCGTGGTGAACAAGGTGTATTATTAGTTAGACCATACACAGATGATATTTGTATCTATTGGAAGTTTAGAACACCAAAGATTGCTGAAAAATCTTCAAGACAAATATATCACATGTATTTACATTATAAAAAAGAAGAAGACTTTGTAGGTATGGATATGTGTCGTAAGTTTTTAGAAATGGGTTTTACAAGAGCAAGAAGATATGCAAATCATAGAGACGGAAAAAAGTATGATAAGTTTGGAAATGTAAAACCACAAGAGAAAGATGCACTCACTTGTGACAAGGCTATATCTGCAACCATATTTAAAAAGATGAGAGACAAAGTTACAAAAGATGAAACATATCAAACTATGAGAAAACAGTGGCGTGAGTTAGAAAAAAAATATGATAGAAGTATTTGACAATTTTTTAGAAGAACATGTTGCACAACTAATTGATATGCAAATGAGAGAGGTATCGTGGAAGTATGATTATGATAGTAAACCAAATGGAACTCAAAAACATTGGCATGTATTTTGTGGACACGATATGCATGAATGTTATAAAAATAATTTTGATTTCATAGAACCTATCTGGTATAAAATAAAAAAAACAGTAGAAGTAGAATTAGAGAGAGTATATTTAAATGCACACACTTATGGTATTGAACCACACATTCATAGAGATGATGGTGATATAACTATGATATATTATCCCAGATTAGATTGGAAAGTAGATTGGGGTGGTGGAACTGCTATCTATAATAATGAAGTAAAAGATATTGATAGACATTTCGTAAACAAAGGAAATAGATTGATTATGTTTGATGCCGACTTACCACATCAGGCACAACCAGTGAGTAGATTATGTTTTCAACTAAGAACATGCATAGTGTTCAAAACGAACAGAGTATAGAAATGCAAAATTATTATCGTTGGATAGGACACTATAAAAATATAGTGTCGGATTCTCTTTGCGATAGTATTATTAATGCAGACTTTAATTATTCGGAATCAACTTACTCAACTCATCAAGGATTATCACCAGATAAACAAAGAGTTAAAATGGATGAGATATGGATTCGTAATGGATTACCATTTTATGATGAACTAAAAGATTGTGTATCAAGTGTGGCTGACTTATATGCAAAAGAAGTTAAAAAATCTAAAAGAGATTTTGTCGTACAAAAGACAACTGATTTTAGACTGAATAAATATGAGAAAGGTGGATACATGAGTTTACATTGTGATAATATACATCACAGTCATGGTCAAAAATATGGATATCCACAAGCAACAGTTTTATTATTTTTAAATGATGATTTCAAAGGTGGTCAGTTTATCGTGTCAGAATTACAACTAAACATAAAGAAAGGTGATGCTATTATTTTTCCGTCAAACTTTATGTTTCCTCATGAAGTTAAAAAAGTTACATCAGGCACACGCTGGAGTATTGTATCATGGTTAATGTAAAACAACATAAAGTATTTCCTACAATTATAAATGAAATACAATTTGACATGGATGAACAAGAATATAATTTAGTAATTGATGAACTTAATGACATGGAAAAGTTTGAAGAAAATAATCTTATCGTACAAACTACAGATGACCTATCTAGACATATACCTAAATTTACAAAATCAATTTACAAAATTACAGAAAGTATTTGTGAAAAATATGAATACCTATATGATAGATTAGAGTTTACAGGTATGTGGGCAAACAAATTAAAAGCAGGAGACATACATCCACCACATACACATTCTAATAATATATTCTCTGGTGTTTATTATCTAGAAGGTGGTTCACAAATACAATTTTTTGACCCAAGACCACAGGCAAGTGTTTTACATCCTAATTTAAAATATACTAATTTTGATAACTCTGGCATGATAGGATTTGATGCAGAAAAAGGAACAGGCTTAATTTTTCCTAGTTGGTTACAACATTGGGTAACAAAAACTAATAAAACTAGAATCAGTATATCATGGAATATATTATTAAGAGGTGACTATGGACAACCAGGCACATTACAAAATTCACATATCTAAACTTAATGAAGTTTATTTAAAAGTAACATGTGATAACCCTGGCATATGTTACGAACTAGTACAGTATTTTACTTTTGAAGTACCAGGCCATAAGTTTATGCCTGCATATAGAAATAAAATGTGGGATGGTAAGATAAGACTATTCTCAGATAAGACAGGCAAAATATATGTTGGTTTACTAGATTACATCAAAGAGTTTTGTGATAGAAACGAAATAGATTATGATATTGATGATGATGTACAAGAGACAGAAAATTTAGATGTTGATAAAGTAAACGATTTTGTAAAATCTTTAAAACCAAAATCAAAAGGAAAAGATTTAGAGATAAGAGACTATCAACTTAACGCAATACATCATGCATTGTGTAACCATCGTGGAATGTTAGTATCACCAACTGCAAGTGGTAAATCACTTATCATCTATTCACTTATAAGATTTTATTATCACTTACTTAAAGGAAAACAAATACTGATACTTGTACCTACTACATCATTAGTAGAACAAATGTATTCAGATTTTATTGACTATGGATGGGATGATAAATACTTACATAGAATATATCAAGGCCATGAAAAAGATACAGATAAACCTGTAATTATTTCAACATGGCAATCACTCTACAAATTAGATAAAAAATATTTTGAAAATTTTGGATGTGTGATAGGTGATGAAGCTCATCTATTTAAATCTAAGTCATTGACTACAATCATGACTAAATTAATAAACTGTAAATATCGTTTTGGATTGACAGGAACTTTAGATGGCACACAAACACACAGACTAGTTTTAGAGGGATTATTTGGAAAAGTTAATAAAGTAACAACCACCAAAGAACTAATTGATAAAGATACACTAGCTAATTTAAAGATTAAATGTTTAGTGTTAAAACATAAAGAAGAAGACTGTAAACAAGTTAAAGATTTAAAGTATAGTGATGAGATACAGTACATAGTATCCCACAAGACACGGAATGACTTTATTTCAAGACTTTGTGACAAGTTAAGTGGTAATACACTTTGTTTATATCAACTAGTAGAAAAACATGGTGTTATACTGTATGACTTAATGAAAGACTTTGATAGAAAAGTTTTTTTCATACATGGTGGAACAGATACAGAAACAAGGGAGAAGATTCGTGCAATCACAGAAAAAGAAACAAATGCAATCATTGTCGCATCGTATGGTACATTTTCTACTGGTATTAACATTAGGAACTTGCATAATGTCGTGTTCGCATCTCCGTCTAAATCTAGAATACGAGTGCTCCAATCAATCGGCCGCGGTTTGCGGAAATCAGATAGAGATGATATACACACAACCCTTTTAGATATTGCAGATGATTTTACATATAAGGATAGAAAGAATTTTACACTTAATCACTTTTTAGAAAGAATAAATATTTACAACGAGGAGCAATTTGAATATCAGATAGATAGGATAAGGATATGAACGAAAATACTACGAAAGTAATAAAATTGTCAAATGGTGAGGATATCGTTTGTACTTGTACAGAAAGTCACAATACAAATGAAAATTCAGACAAATTACATATTACGGCTCCACTTAAAATGGAAATTCGTAATAAAGTTACTAAAAGAGGTGTTGTAGAAGCACTTACTTTATCTAGATGGTTACAACCTTTTGTACAAGCAGATGATTTTGAATTAGAAAAATCTAACATAGTAACCATGTCAGATGCGTCCTTTGCATTAAATAATTATTATAAATTTATGGTTGACCATATAGGAAATACTGACCAAACACTTGCAGAAGATGTAAGAATTCAAAACTATGGACAAGATGTATCAGATGAAGAACATGAAATGGCAAATGAAGAAGTAAGAGAATTATTTAATCAATATGTTGAAAAGTTAACCGAGAGTGGTAGACAATCAAAATTGATAGAAGAAGAAGATAAAGAATTAACAGATGAAGAACTAGATACTCTACCATGTAGTGATACTAAACATTAATCTCTTTAGAGTATATACTATACCCTGGTGGGAACAAAGCTATTATAATGCTGAAAACATGTTTTGTCAAGGTAAATATGCAAAAAAATGCAAAAAAATTTTTATATAAAAAGTGTTTAAAAACTTGACATATTATGTCCAACCTAGTACCATGCTAACATGTCAAAAAAGAAAACAGTACATTATGTAGATAACAAAAAATTTCTTCAAGCAATGAAAGATTGGAAAGAATCTTGTATAGAAGCCGAAGAGGCGGGAGAGGAAAAACCACCTGTAACAAATTATATAGGTGAGTGTTTTCTAAAGATAGCAAATGGTTTATCGTATAGGCCTAATTTTATTAACTACACTTATCGTTCTGAGATGGTATCAGATGGGATAGAAAATTGTTTACAATACATACACAATTTTGACCCAGATAAATCAAACAATCCTTTTGCATATTTCACACAAATAATATATTATGCATTTCTCAGAAGAATACAAAAAGAAAAGAAACAACAACATATCAAAAACCAAATGATTGAAAAACAACAGTATGAACTCTATGATGTAAATGAGGGTGATGATACTGTTTATGACATAGGTGGATTTGACCCAGAGATAATGTTACCCGAAGAAGATGTTTACAAACCTAAGAAAAAATCGCCGACCGATTCACCCGAAGGTCTAGAACAATATATGGAAGAAAAACTAGATGAAGATAGCACTGATAACTGATACACACTTCGGTGCAAGAAATGACAATGTAAATTTTAATGAATACTTCTATCAATTTTATGAGGGAGTATTTTTTCCATATTTACAACAAAATAATATTAAGACATGTATTCATTTAGGTGATTGTTTTGATAGGCGTAAGTATGTATCATATAGAACTGCAAAAGATTTTAGAGAAAGATTTATATTACCATTTTCTCATTTAGAAATAGACTTACACATGTTAGTTGGTAATCATGATATCTATTATAAAAATACAAGTCAAGTAAATTCACTTACAGAATTATTAGGAAACAGACATAACAATATTCACATTTATGAAGATGCAACAGAAGTAGAGTTTGATGGTTTACCTATACTACTCATGCCATGGATTAATTCTACAAATGAATTGTATGCAGAAGGTATGATAGATGAAACTAGAGCTGATGTATGTATGGGTCATCTAGAAATAAATGGTTTTCAAATGAGTAAAAATATGAGTGCATCACAAGGTGGTCGTGAAAAAGAATTCTTTAGAAAGTTTGATACAGTTATGAGTGGACATTTTCATCACAAGTCAGATGATGGTCAAATATATTATCTTGGCACACCATATGAAATTTATTGGAATGATTTTGAAGACCCAAAAGGATTTCACATTTATGATACAGAAACTAAAACACTAGAAAGAATAGTAAATCCATTTACCATATATGAAAAAATATATTATGATGATACAAAAGAAAATTATCTAGAACATGATATCACAAAGTATCAAAACAAATATGTAAAATTAATTGTAGTAAATAAAAAAGACTTATATCAGTTTGACCAATTCTTAGATAAACTTTACAAGGCAGATGCTTTTGATATAAAAATTGTTGAGGATTTTTCAGACTTAGATGCAAGTACAGTATCAGATGATATTGTAAATAACACAGAAGATACTGTAACACTATTAAACAGATACATTGATGACCTATCTATTGATTTGAGTAAGGATAGATTAAAAGACCAAATGAGGTCTTTATATGTAGAGGCACAAGACTTAGATTTAGAATGATACATTTTGAAAAGGTTCGTTGGAAAAATTTTCTTTCCACAGGTAACCAATTTACAGAAATAGAATTAGACAGAAATGAAACTACACTTATCATAGGTGAGAATGGTGCTGGTAAATCTACCGTGCTTGATGCATTATGTTTTGCATTATTTGGAAAACCATTTAGAACAATTAGTAAATCTCAGTTAGTCAATACAGTTAATGCAATGGAAACTGTTGTAGAGATTGAGTTTAGTATTGCAAGTCGTAAATATAAAATTGTTCGTGGTATCAAACCAAATATATTTGAGATATGGCAAAATGATAAGATGTTAAATCAAGAAGCCAACAGTCGTGATTATCAAAAGATTCTAGAACAACAAATACTTAAATTAAACTATCGTTCATTTACACAGGTTGTGATATTAGGTAGTTCAACCTTTGTACCATTCATGCAACTAAAAGCTAGATTTAGGAGAGAGGTTGTTGAGGATTTATTAGATATTAAAATATTCTCAATGATGAATATGTTACTTAAACAAAGACTAAAAGATTTGGTTGGTGAATTACAAGAGATAGAATATGAATACAAGTTATCTGGTGAAAAGATAATTATGCAAGAGGCCTACATTGA